CGATGAGGATCCTAACTATGTACCCAGCGAGTTTGCTCTGGAGTTCGTATCCTTCATTAAATTAGTTAATGGTGAGAAGGGCGAAGAGAACAAAAGCCCTGTAATCCATTACCGGATGTTGGACAATATCGCAGGGAAAAAAGAAAATACAGCCAATATGTGCTCCCGTGGTATGGCTAAAACTACAATTATGGCAGAATACTTATTCCTGTATATCGCAGTCTACGGGGCCATACCGGGGTTCGGAGAGGTGGATTACGCTCTCTACGTCTCAGATAGCATCGAGAACGGTGTGAAGAAGATGCGCCTTCGTTTAGAGCGCAGATGTGAGAACAGTCCGTTTTTGCGGAAATATATTCCAACAACTAGATTCACTGATATCCGGTGGTACTTTAAGAGTGCTGAAGGTAAGGAATTTGTCGTGACAGGACACGGTGCTAAGACAGGCGTACGTGGTACTGTTGAGTTAAACACCCGGCCACAGGTAGCTGTGCTGGATGATTTGATGAGTGATGATGATGCCAGATCCCCAACAATTATCGAGAACGTGGAGAATACCGTTTACTCAGCAATTGATTATGCACTTCACCCAAATAAGAGGAAAGTCATTTGGTCGGGTACTCCATTTAACGCTAAAGATCCCTTGTATAAGGCGATTGAGTCGGGCGTATGGCATGTCAATGTGTATCCCGTTTGCGAAACATTTCCTTGTAGCCGTGAGGATTTCAAGGGTGCGTGGGAAGATCGCTTTGACTATGATTACGTAAAGAATCAATACGAGAAAGCTAAGGGAGCAGGCAAGTTAGACTCGTTTAACCAGGAGCTCATGCTACGTATCATGTCTGAAGAGGAGAGGTTAATTGAAGACTCTGACATCACTTGGTACAAGCGAAGGACTGTTACAAATAACAAAGGCGCTTATAATTTCTATATCACTACTGATTTTGCTACTAGTGATAAGCAGCATGCTGACTTTAGCGTTATTAATGTCTGGGCTTTTAACAATAATGGCGATTGGCTATGGATTGATGGTTTCTGCAAAAGAGCTCTTATGGATGAGTCGATAGATAACTTATTTAGATTAGTTCAGGAGTATTCTCCGCAGGAAGTAGGGATTGAGGTAACTGGTCAGCAGGGAGGGTTCATTAGTTGGATTCAAAATGAGATGGGTAATCGTAATGTGTACTTCACATTATCTAAAGGCAAAGGCCGCAATACCCTGGGTATTCGGCCGACTAAAGATAAGATGAGTCGATTCCAACAGAATGCTGTGCCTCTATTTAAGTCTAAAAAGATTTGGTTACCTGAAGAATTACGAGATAGCCATGAGCTTGCAGAGTTGCTTTCTGAGCTGGCTTTAGCTACTCTAAAGGGATTCAAGAGTAAGCATGATGATCAAATAGATACAATCTCAATGTTAGGCGAGCTTAATGCGTGGAAGCCTAGTGAAGTATCTACATATGACGAGGAAGACGAGTCTAAAGGCGGTTCTTTAATCTGGGATGATGATACTACTAACCAGACTGATGATAATTCGTACTATGTTTAGATTAGGATAATAAAATGAAAGTTTCGGAGTACATTGATTATCTGATTACCGGGGATTGTAGTAAATTAGCTATTGCTGATGTTGGAGATATGGCAAATGGCGCATCCCCCTCTGCAGTGGAACTAGTGAATCAGGGTAAGTTTTTAAACTATGTTAATCTTGCTAATCTAGCTCTGCACAAGAGGTTCAATCTTCTGCAAAAAGAGATGGAGCTAGATAACCCAGTTGATGGAGAAGAATTTGGGCTACCTGCTAATTTCCTAGGGCCTATTGAAGCTTACTATACTGTAGATTGGGATCCTGTTTCAGTTAAGGATGCTCATTTTAAGATAGTAGATAGCGTAGATACAGCAGTATCTATCCTGTTTCCTGAGTCTTTCTTAGCTAGAATTAAAGGCACGGATTCAGAGGCTCGTGCTCAAATTATTCTTAAATATGCTGCTGCTCCTGTAACAGCTCCGCAAGTCTGGTCAGATATAAAGATTAGTGCTGTGTATACCGAGGCACTTTTACATTACGCAGCATTCCGCGCTCATGGAGCTATTAGTGGTGATATGAAAGATGAGAATAATACCTACTATTTGCGCTATGAAGCGAGCTGCAAACAGATTGTTACCTCTGGGTTATGGGGTGATAACGAAATTGAACATAACACGAAATTAGAAGATAACGGGTTTATCTAACTAGTTGACTTTCTGCATATAAGCCATGTATATTGTTTCTTGCATTTACCAATGCTGAGAAACACCCGCTAAGGCGGTTAAATATGGTGAGATAATATGGCTTATTATGATACAATTAACTTAGTCTCAGGCGACAGTAAGCCAGAAATTAATCTCACTCTCAAAGATTCCAATACAGCAGCTGTAGGTCAAACGCTGGATCCCGATGATTCCACTACGTGGGCAGCTATTGATATTACTAGTGCCACTCCTAAGCTTAAATTTAAAGCTTTAGGAAGCAGTACTATTCTAGAAACGCTCACATGTGTGAAGGTTGCCCCATTCACTAACGGTACGTGTAATATTGTATGGGGCGCTACCACTCTTGATGTAGCAGCCGGAACATATGAGGGCGAAATCGAGCTCACATATGGTGACAATACAATCCAGACTTTATTTGATAAATTAAAGTTTAAAATTCGAGCTGATTTCTAATGGTTACAACCACTGCAAATCTTACAGGCATAGCGGCAGAAATTGATTACGTAAGTTCTCAAACTGATATTGCATATGTAAATGCCAAGACGGATATCTTTCTTAATTACAATACTAAGAATAGAAATTTTGCTGATAGTGCCACAGCTAATCAGGTAACGGCGTTTACTGTAATAACTAATAAAACTGATAGCGCTGTCGCTATTGATACTCCCTCAATCCATAACTCTCGCCTGTTTACGGATTCAGTTATTACTGGGGATTCTGTTGTAGTTAGTCAGGGGTTTGGTAGATCCTTCGTGGAGAGCATACCTATTAAGGATACCTACGATAAAGAGAATGAAAATGGGAGTGTGCTTAATACAGTTGTGTTTAACTCAGAGCCCTTGTTGTCCACTCCCAGGACACTGCCCAATATTATTGTTACTCTAGGTAAAAACAATAGTGACTCGATAACAGCGACTGTTGTACCAACAATTACTCAGGCAGTTGGACGCTCCCCTACAGATAGTACTACGTCTTCTGATGCAATAAGCGCTGGTTTGAATAAAGCGTTCGCTGATTCGGTTACTATGTCCGATATTCCTGCAATTCATGAGACATATAATTATGGGGTAACCCCGAGTGTTACTGTTACAGACGTAGCTACCTTATCATTCATGTCTGGGTTCACATTGAATGGCAATACTGCAATATTGAATGTGAACCCTATTAACTAGTTAACGGAGCGTATTATGAAAACCGCTGAAATGCTTACACTTAAAGGCAGACTTATTATCGAACTTAATGGTGTTGTAGTTCGTGATATTGATAACTTGGTTACTACGGCCGGTAAAGGGCTCGTAGCGGCTCGTCTAGCTAGTGCTGGAAGTACTGTAGTTACGCACATGGCACTAGGTACAGGTACTACTGCCGCAGTAGTTGCCGATACGACTATGGAAACTGAGGTAACTCGGCAAGCTATTGATGTATCTGGCGGCACTGTATCAACTAATACAATTACGTATACTCGCACATTTGCCGCTGATGATCCGGATGTCACTGCTCCCGCTACTACTGCAGTAACTGAGGCTGGTTTGTTTAATCATGCTAGTGCAGGTACGATGCTTGCGCATACTGTGTTTGCTGTGGTCAATAAAGGCGAATCAGATACCATGACGATTAGCTGGGTAGTGACCATCTCTTAAGGAGCTTTGTGATGGCTATTCTATTTTCAAATAACGCTGCTACTACGTTATCTGCAGGAATCAACGGTTCGGTAACTTCAGCAGTAGTGGTTGATGCGTCAGAATTTCCAGCAGTAGGTGGGGCAGATTACGCGTATATTACCTTTGCATCTGCTTCTGGTACAAATATTGAGATCGTTAAATGTACTGCTATCTCGGGTAATACATTGACTGTTGTTCGAGCACAGGATGGTACATCAGGTACGCCTTTTATTACGG